AGCGATTTGATACTCCTCAATGTTAGAATAGTCAATCATACGTCTACCCTCTACTTTTGTAACTTTAAAATTACCGAAGTTAAAAGTTTTTTCTGTACGTTTTTCGGCTTCTTCTATTGCTAACATTTGCACCTCTATTTTTACTTTCTGAGCTAAGTCTTCAATCTCTTTTGCTTTTCCGTAAAGTTCTAACGGGTTAAGTTCTCCATTTCTAACCGCTTCGATTAATATCCCGAAATAGTCCTGTAATGTTGTTGGTGTTACTTCTATAACGCTTTGTCTTTGTAAATTTTCCATGATCTTATTTATTAGTTATTTCGTTAATTTCTAAAATTTGTTTAGGTGTTAATGTATAGGCTTTAATTAATTTGTCAAATACATCTAACTCTAGCCCTTCATATCTTGCAACCGCTTTGTCAAAAAGAAGTTCTGAGCAAATTGGCAACTGTTTAGGTTGCGGCTGACTTGCTTTTTGACCGTCGTCGTCGTCCGACATTAACGATAAAATCGCAGAAATTTGATACCTACGAAAATAGGTTATTTGACTACCGAGTGCTTGTGCGGTTAAGTTTGGGCTTAAGTCGATACTACTCTCAATCATTTCCCCGTTATCAATGTCAATTATTTGCGTGTAAACTTTACCGTCTTTAATAGGTTGTAAGAGTATTAAACCTTTCTCTAGTAGTATCGGCTCAACTGCTTCGATTAATGCGTTTAAATCGGCATAAGTATTTTTGAAATGCGGGTTCTTTGCGTTCTTCTTAACGATACCTATTTCTTTCTTTGCTTCGTGTATTTTTTTGTAGATTTTCATAATTCGTTTTCAATTGATTCGTAAATAATTTTTTCAATTTCAAGTAATTGGTCGTGTTCAAACATTTCACTGATTTCCGTTTCTTGCACATAAATAAACAAGTCATACATATATCCACCCTCAGCAGGTTGCCAGTAAGTTTGCTCATTGTAAGGTTCTAGTTGATACTCACATCTTAATTGTACATCTCTGTACTCGATTGTTGTTTCCATAATTTTTTGTTTTTAGTTATTACTTCGACAAATCTACGAAACTTATTTTAATAAACAATACCTTTTATTATTTATTTTAACAAAAAAAAAGCGAGTAGTATAAAACCACTCGCCTTAATTAACCTAAACCTAAAATTATGAATTACAAATATACTATTTTTTAATGAATAATACTGATTCTGCTTTTCTTCTTCTAACTAAACCTGGTAACTCTTTTCCTCCACCCATAATATAATGGCTAGTCCACCAATTAACGATATTCATTTCGCTGAATTTTTCATTGATCATTTTAAATAACGTCTTTGAACTTCCACAATTCCAACAAAATGAAACCAAAGCATCAAATTGACTCTGTGTTAATGGTACTTTAATGGCATCTAAGACAGTCTTTTCGTATTTAGGTAGTAGGCTTTCAAATAACTCCATTGCTTGAGGTAAAGTTATCTTATCACCTATTTTAACCTTATTACCGTTTAAATAAAAAGTGTTACCTACTCCAATTGTAGGCACTCCAGCAGGACATTTATAGGCATTTAATTTTATGCCCTCAAAACTTATGATTAGTTGCTTACCGTTTTCTGATGTTTTCATTTTTCTCAATTAATAAAATTACTACTATCGCTAATAATATAGCACTTGCTGAAATCACTTGTTGTACGTTGTTGCGTGGTTAATAACATCTCTAGTTAATATCCCTAGTGTTACATCTACTAATGTCTTAATAACTGGCTTAGTATCTAATATTCCCGAAGCGGTTATAACTCCTAACATCGAAACTAAGATAGTTTTGAACTGACCTTTAAATCTGTTGTCTGTTGTACTTTCTGCTTTAATTTTGTCAAATATTTTCATATCAATTATAATTTATTTTTGCAAATTTTCCGTTTAATGCTTCAAATGTAGTCAACATATCTTTAGGTAACAAGTCAATTCCCATTGAATACATCTCATAACAAGCTAATATTTTTTCAAAGTTGTTTTTATGGTATGAAGAAGAAAAGATACCGTTTATTCTATTTTGAAAAGAGACAACAACATCGTATCTGAATTTCTCAAACAATTCAATTACATAGTCAACATCACTATTGCTTATTCCTTTCTCTAGCCAATAAGCTCGAATTTGCTTAATATACTCCTGGTGCATTCCCCACATTTCCGAAAGTACTAATTGCTTTAATTCATCACTAGATATTTTACTAAAATCGTTATCCAAAAATTCAACAAATTTATCGTAACAAACTTCACATTTAAATTTAGCAAAATCTGTACACATCTTAGATTTAACAGCATCATATTTTCCATGAGAGTAGAATTTCATGTGAGATACGTCTTGCTTAACTCGTTCCAAAGTGTTAAATATATCATGCGACTTCAAGTCCTTAATGTCTTCCTCCACTTCTTTACGAGTAATTAACTTACTTATATCTTTATGAAAGTAGTACGTTAATATTCCTAAAACTATTACTATAAATAGTAAGTAAGGCGGTAAATTAATATGTGTTAAGAAATCGAACATTATAAAATTATTTTTTTAAAAATTACGTTCTCATTTTATGTTTGAAAACGTAATTTTAATATTTTTGTTATTTATTTTTAATCATTTCAACACAAGCATTCAGTTGTGATTGTTCCTCAACTGTGAAAACTTCCCAAACTAAGACTTTCACGTTATTACCGTTTAAATCTTGAGTTATGATTCTCATATTTTCAGTCATTTTCAACTGTGCTATGATTTGTCCTATTTCTACTGTTTCCATATTTTTATTTATTTATTAGTTTATTAGTTTATTAGTTTAAAATTGTATTGCCTTGTGCATCTGCTGTATTAGTTTGACCATTTACTACACCTGCACTTTTTAAAAGTGAACTACCCTTAAGGTTGTTTCCAGAAATATATATAACGGGAGCTCCTGTTGAATATAATGCTACAGCACTAGAGCTTGTTAAATAGAAGGTGTTACTGATAAATCTAGTCCCATCTTGAATTTCTCCAGCAATTCTACCTGATGCTGAATTTAATAATGATGTAAAATTATTATTAGCAAATATACCGTATGGATATAATAAACACATATCTGTTTCAGAAATTATTGTACAATAATTCATATTTCCACCAGAAGCATAATTATTTACATATGAAAGAGAACGCAAAGTACAGTTATTAAATACACTATTTCCACCACCTCCACCAAAATTATATACCGCACTTGCCCTAGAATTAAAAGAACAGTTATTAAATGTTAATCCATTTTGAGAACCATCTATAATTCTATTTGTTAAACTGTAAAATGTTGAGTTATTAACAATTCCTGCACCAGAGTTTGAATAACCACTAGAACCATTTGTTTTTATATTACAACCATCTACTAATGGAACTGAAGCAATAGCACTACCTGTGGTTGACGTTGAATTTATAGTTGAGTTAATAAGTGACGCTAAAGAACCAACTGCTGCGCCAGAAGTACAATTAACTGTGACGTTAAAAATATCTCCTAATGATGCAAACCCATAGACACAATCATTTCCTTTAAAATTTAACCCATATACTTTACCTATTCCATAGTATCCGTAAGAACCTGTTCCACTTCCTCCTGCTAATGAACTATTAACTAAAACATTTCCGCTTAATATAGTAGATGAACTTGATATATAAATAGCAATCTGACCACTAACACCTTTTTTAATTTCTCCATTTAATAGTTGAACGTCACAAGCTACGCCATTATCAATTATTCCAAATCCAGTAGTAAAAGTTAAGGTATAACCATTATAATTAATATTTACACCTGTTTTTAAAATATGGTTTGCTATTGATTCAGTTTGTGAACCAAACATTTCAATAGTTTTACCTGATGCAGCTGCCGCTACAGCTAATTGATAAGTTGCATAATAAGTATAAACACCACTTGCATTAGCTATTCCCCATATACCGCCTGATGAACCACTCGCAGGAGTTCCCCAAGTCCCATCGTCTTTTAAAAAGTTACCTACATTTGTACCTTTTGGTACGAAACCATGTTTTGCGGTTGTGAAATTGTTAGTCGTTATGTCAGTAGTTGTAATTGTAGCATCTGAGATAGTTTGGTCGCCCGTATTTGTTCCGCTTGAAGTCCCTGAACCCGTTACCTTAGCATTTATCTGTGTTTGAATTGCACTTGTTACGCCTTTAACGTAAGCTAACTCTGCTATACTTGGATAAGTAGCTACGGATAAAGTTAATAAATTCCCACTTGCGTCGAAATGAGCAATTTGATTGGGTGTTACATTGTTTGAAACAAAACCACGACCTAAGGGTAAGGTTATAACATTACCAGCTGAAATACCAACATAACCGCTAGAAGCATCTTTGCCCGAAGTTAATTGATAACCGCTCAAATCTTGGTCTCCCGTATTAGAACCTGATAATGTAGTTACACCTAATTTACTTTTAATCGTTGTAACCGTTTCATCTCCCGTATTCGTTCCGCTTGTATTACCTATTAATGTACTTTCTGCACTTGTAATAAGTCGACTACCTACAACTTTATCAACTTTATCTGTTAAAGCATCAAAAACAGCATCTTGACTAGGTGCGGTTGTAGTTACTCCATTTGTTATTGTCTGAGCAACCGCAGCACCAACTAATTGATTACCCGTTACATATTTTAAGTCGTAATCTGTCCCATTTGAAACACCAACTATAACCAAATCATTTGCTCCAATATTAGAGCCTTTAGCGGTTAACTCCGATATTTTTTTAATTACTGCCATATTAATTAATTATTTTAATTTCGATTGAATCACTACTTAATAGACCATCTGATAAAGCACCAGCACCCGTCCAAGTATAAATTGTTATTACCGTTGTACTTGTCATCCCATACTGAAACAATCTAGTTACTGCTCCACCGCTATTTTGAAAAAAAAGAAAAGTATTATTTGCTGTAAATTCTGCTACTGAGTTTGTAATTGTATATGTTCCAACTGCTGTACGTGCAAATGTTAAAGTTCCCGTTAATTGCGAATAACCTCCCGAAGTAGTTGGTGCTGCGGTTCCCGTTTGTGTAATATTTGTTATGTAAACTTTGTACGGAACAATCTGATTACCTAGTATTTTCTTTGTTGTAAATATTGAGCCATTCCAATCGTCAACCATCATAACATCGGTAGATTTTAACGCTCCCGTTTTTGCTGTGAAATCTGTAAATTTTCTTTCTATTGACATGATTTATTAACGTGTTTTATTAAAATTGTGTTTAACATAAATACCAATTAGTTAAATCTGTTTTTGTTTTAGGTGCTATATCCTCATCTATATTTGTCAAATACTCTGGAAACAAAGGATAGTTAAATGACATATATTTTATAAAACGTTCGGCATAATTCTCCGCAATTTTGCGTTCTTTCTCTACCAAATAATCTACTTCATTCTTACTTACAACCTCGCTATTTTCTGCACTATGTTTGTACATTCCTTTATTCGTAATTGAGTAAGCAATAAACGGGTACATCTCAACAGCTGTAAAGTGAATTAACATAGGCTTTACAAAATTCGTTATTAAGTTACTGTAATCACTTGTTAAGGTGTTGTTTTGGTAATCTGTTTTTAACTTGTTTAACAAATTACTACCTAGATATTGTTGAATGTAAATATCTTGAGCAATCTTGATAAAATGAACTGTCTTGTCGGGGTCTAAATTCCCATTTAAAGCAGTAAACTTTACTAAATCTTTGTTTGAAATTAATAGTACTTCAGCCATTTTATAAATTATTTAGGTAAAAAGCCTCTATTAGGCATATCAATAGGACGTTGGTAAACTCTCGAATCATTAACGGGTGCAATCTCTCCCAACTTTCTACTTTGTGAAGCTGTGTAAGTTTGTGCTAAAGGTGAATTTACATCTGATTTCTTTAAATAAGTTTCACGAACCCAGTAATGATGACAGTTTCCTCCACCTTTGAATAAAAATCTATCGAATGTAATTGCTCCATTCGGTCCCCATCCAATTACTCTACCATCTTTATTTGTGTAACTATCCCCTAAGTTAGAATTACTCATATTAACAATATCCTCTTTACGATATACTTTTTTTTGTTGGCTCATTTTAACACAAAAAGAACGTTCACCAGGTTTATCACCAGCATATCTATAACGAGTTTTAAAAATGTTTCCATCTTGTTCACTCTTTGCGTTACCTCTTGCAATACCCGTGCTAACTAACTTTGCTAAGAATGATTTTTTAGGCTTTAAGTTTTCAATTTCTTCGTCTAAAGTAATTTCTTCATCGTAATCAACTTTTCTTGAATCCACTAAAAGCCATTCATCGTTTATCTCTTCACCTATACTTTCAAAATCAAATACCTCAGCACTTAAAGTAGTTTGTTGCGGTGCTTGTTTTATTTCTCCATCTTCATCTAAAACATTTAACTTTTTAAAGTATAGTTTTAAACTAATTCCATTAACCGCTAGTATCTTATCAAAAGCATCTATAATCAATTCTTGAAAT